ATATGATAAAGGTGGAGACTTAGTAGATTGGATGAGAGGAGAAGAAACTTTAGATGAGGAAACTGATGCAATAGAAAGTTTTGATAAGGATTGGGCAAAAGGGAATCAGTATATGTGGTTGACTGAACCTAAGAATGGTGAGGGAGTAAGATTAAATTTGTCTTTCTTAAATCCATATGCTGTTATGCAAGATCCTATACGTGGAACTATACGTGATATGATTAATGGTACGTTCAGTGAGAAGACAGTTATGCAGCGAGTTGCTGATCATGTCGCAAAACCTCTATATAATATTATGGGTCCATCTATGTGGGCTACAGCCGTTTCTAATTTAGAGTCCAACCAAGATGAGTATGGAAGAGTAATATGGGATAACGACCAAAATACATTTAGTCGTAATATTGGTAATGTTATTAGAGAAGTATGGAAACCTTATGAGCCGGGAATAGTCAGAGATATAGGTAAAACTATAAGTTCCATTACAGATCGTCCTAAAGATGCAGAAGGTAAGGCAGCACCATACGCATTAAAGCCGGGAGTGATGCCAAGAAAATATACTACATTTGATTCGATCTTAGGTTTAGTAGGTATACGTCCAGAACGCTATGATATAAAAAATAATATGCTTGGTGAATTAATAGAACAAAAATCTATAACTGGAAAATCTTCTCAGATATTTAGTAGAATGATTAAGGAACAAGAGCCTATAAATGTAGATCAACTTACAGAAGGGTATGCAAGATCTTTGGAGATACAGTATAGAGCTGCAAGAAAGATGGCTAATACTATTGAAAGAGCAAAGGCTGCTGGTTTAAGTAATAAACAGATTATGGACTATGTTACTAATGATTATTTGTTTTCAGATAAACTTGATAAGACAATGTTAAGAAACTTAGTTGGTAACGGTATGTTTATACCTCCCAAACCTAATACAGCAGATATGCGTAAGTGGGCAAGATTTGCTAAAGATAATGGACTGCAAATACCACCTATAAAAGAAGCAGAAAAACAGTTGTTAGAGATATGGAGACAAAGTTTAGTAATGAGAATGGGATCAGAATAGGAGTTAAAAAATGCAAGACATGACCATGATCTGGAATGCCATACTCACGATGGCTATTGGTGGATTTCTGTGGTGGATACGTACCACTTCAGCATCCATTACAAAGATACGTGAGGAAGGGTTGTCCAATAGGGAGCATATAGCTCTGACCTATGCAACCAAACAAGAAGTTAAGGATGACCTACACCAGATTATGGCAAGGTTTGATAGAATTGAAAATAAGATAGATGACTACATGAGGATGGATAAGTAATGGCTACATACAATAATCCCGGTAACTTGGAAAAGGGTCAGGGATATGCAGGAGAAACTGGAGAGTTGTATGGAAATGACAGATTCTCTGTATTTGAAAATCCTCAGATGGGAACTAGAGCGTTGTTTAAAGATCTTCGTACAAAACTAAGAAGATTTAAAGGAGATTTACCAAGTATGATAAGTCAGTATGCTCCACCTAATGAGAATGATACTAAAAAATATATTAACTTTGTAGCTAAACGCATAGGTAAGTATAAAATATCAGAAGAAGATTTACCTAGTGTAGCCAAAGCTGTTATTGAGATGGAAAACAAAGAACAGGAAAGAAAAGTTTATTTAGATAATCCAAGAATACTAGAAGAAGGATATAATTTATCCCTTCTTGATCTTCCTAATACAGCAAGATATGAAGATGCTTTACAAGAGTATAGTAGAATACAAGCAGAAAAAAATACAGGTGGGATGATACAACGTAATCCATACCCATATAATCCACGACCCATATAAGGAGTTATAATGAAGAAACGATGGGAGTTTTTCTCAGAAGACGATTTAAGATGTAAAGGAACAGGCGAAATAAATATGAATGAAGAGTTTATGAAAAGACTCGTAGCTCTTCGCAAAGAACTAGATCAACATATGAATATAATATCAGGCTACAGACATATGGCCTACAATGATGTTATAGGCGGCAATAGGAACTCTCCTCACCTACGAGGTATAGCAGTAGACATTGCATGTCATGGTAAGAAAGCATATAATATAATTAGATTAGCAACAGAGCATGGCTTTAAAGGTATAGGCATAAAGCAGCATGGCTCTAAGGAAGATAGGTTTGTCCACCTAGATATGGACGATCATCAAGCTCCAACGATATGGAGTTATAAGTAACGCAACGATAAGGAGTAACAAATGGATTGGATGGAATTTATTAGAACGTCTTGGCCCATCTTTGTTGCACTTATTACCCTTATCATTGTGCTGGCTAAAATGCATTCTGATATTCAAATTATAAAAGAGAAAATCAAAACACTCTTTGAGCTATTTAACAGAGAGAGGAACTAAAAACTACGGCTATATTCTAGGAATATATCTCCTGTATCTCTATAGTTCACACCATTCACAGTAGAAGAACGAAAGAAGTTAACAGTTCGTCCTATCTTACGTGTCCAAGCTACCTTGATAACATTGTCTTCCAAGAATTGTTTTGAAAGAAAGAGCCTCATCTTATTCTGAGTGCTATCATCAGCATTAAGTTCATAACGAGTACCTAATGTAATACCTAGATCTGCTGTCCTAGTGGGCAACGGAGCCAGATCTTCAACAGTAACATTACTTGCTTGTGCTTCTTTATCTTCATTACAAGCAGCAATTAAAAATAAACTAGCTACTAAAGCGGCTATAATCTTCATATATTTCTCCTATGTAAAGTTACATTTATTAACAAGTTCATTAACCTTCTCCTTACCCAGTACCTGCATAGCTTCCACGATAGCTGTCTCCAATCCTTCCTCTGACATATCTATTTCTTTATCGCTTCTAGCTCCACGTATTCTGGACAGGAGTTCAAGTGCTTTAATAGCACTATTCGTATGTCCATTTGCTTTCGCAAATGTATATTGATTTTCTATCTCCTCTATTACATCAATGTTTGTTTCAAGTTCATTCTCAAGATCAGCTATTCTCTCTACTATCTCTTCATTCTTTAACATCCTATAGCCTTGATTATAGGCAGATCGTGCAGCATATCCAGCAGCCTTCGCAGCTTCTGTTGCATTACGATGCAGGATGTATGCTTGAGCAAACCTCTCTTGTTTATCTGTTAGCATTATTTAAGATTGTCTCTCTGTATACCTTTGGTCTTCTCAAAACTTCTCATACCACCAAGACCAAGTAAGGATAATGTTAATGTCATCAATCCTTCTGTTGGTATCATAGGTAGTACTATATCATTAGCCCATATAGCCAAGGCCCATAGACATATAGGTTGGAATACGAATTGCCATCCTAATCCAAAGGCACATATCCACATGATAGCTGGCCTAGCTCCTGCTACAAAGATAGAAGGATGCTTGGCTTGTTCTTTATTAACATCTATCTGTGCAAGATTAGCTCGTTGTACCTGTGTCTTCAGCTCATGGTTTAACTTGGCACGTAGATCTTTATCCTCGACAAACTTATCCAGTACATTATCTACCACACCTACTACTGATTCTATAAGTCCTATAGCCATATTATTCTCCTATGTTAAATATATATTAGCAAAGAATAAAAATACAAAGCTGAGAACAAATAGGGATAATACCAGTTCCCAATCTTCCACCATATTCCTAATGGCTGTACAAAACATTTGTTTTAAATATTCCAGACGAGACAAATCTTTCCTCCACTTCCTCAAAGGTTACATGAACAGTTGTCCACTCATGATGCTTATTGTACCATACCTTATTCAGTAAGTCCATCCACCATTCAGGAGAATGTACAGATACGTGTACGTTCTTGCCATTCTTAAATGTTTTAAGTGCTTCGTAACAAGCTATATTCAAGAATACAGCCTTGCTTGAGTAGCCCATAATCTTATCCAGCACCCACTCTGCATCCTCTGTAGGTACGTGTTCCATGACATCAACGGCTATGACAGCATCGAATATTCCTTCAGGTAGCTTGGAGAACTTCTCCACACCCGGATCATAACAGGTTACTGAGTTAAGATTCCAGAACTTATTCAATGGTTTAGTCAGCTTCTTCTTAGTATAAGGATGATCTGCTTCATATAAGTATCCCTTACCACTACCATAATCCAGAAGAGTCTTACACTTGTTATCCTTTAGAATAGATCTAATATAATGTGTATACTTTAGTACACTCTTACCCGGAAACATAGTAGGATCTTGATGTAATTCTTTGTATTCATTTACTAATTCATTATACTCAGTGGATGGCTCAGTCATTAAAGGCATCCTTAAACTCACCAATCTTTCGTTCATCCAGATATAGTTTCCATAGAGCACTAACGAGTGTGTTGTCTCCATGTACATCCAGTGTTAAGTTCATAGATGCATCATTAAAGGTACGTTCACAATCTTGTGCCATAGCCAGTAGCTCACCTGTAGTCCAGAAGTTTTCTCCACGTACATTAACCTGTATGTACTTAGGCTTTGGCTCTTCATCTTCTGCACCTGTTGTTTCTTTCATCTGTTCTGGAGTAGGTTGCTTTTGCATGGAAGAATCAAATCCAAAGAGATCAAATGTTCTAAAGCCCATTGTATGCATGATACCAAGGCACCTCATGGCTGCACACGTACCACCTGTAATAAGAGTAGAGCCTTCTGGTATGCCAAGGTTAGGCATTACATGTACCTTCTGGTTCTCTATCTCCTGTTCTCTCTCGTCTTCATTACGTAGTGATTCGGTAAAGGCATGCCATCCATAGATGTCAGCTTTCTTTTCCAGTAGATACTTAGTAACAGATGGATCTGTCATGGATGCCACAAAGAACTTAGTGGTAGGATCAATAGTCTTAAATAGATCCTTACGTATCACTCCATGTGTACTCTCTCCTTCAATAGATCGTGGATCAAGTACAATACAGGCCCAAGGTTTGATACCATTCTCCAATAGTTTAGGATACGAATGCTTTACACATAATACTTTAGCATCTGGTTTCTCTTTTATGAGCTGCTTAACTTTAGAGAAGTCCGTTGAGTGTCCACCTGACACTACAATAACTTCCCCATTATGAGGTATACACTTACCAAGGAACTTGTCATTGTCCATTAGCTTCATGTTCTCCATGATATTACTCTGTATATACTCTTTGTCCACACAGTCTCGTGGATGTACCACAATAGGTACGTTAAGTAAGCTATCAGGAAGGGCTGGAGTTGTAGCCTCATTATATATAATACAATAATGAGTTACTCCACCATCCTTAACAGGGTCAGAGGAAGGAAGAACTATTCTCTTCACACTCTCCAGTGTCTGTATCAGTATGTTTGCTCCATGATATTTCTTGGATGGTTGTTTCTTATCAGCATCCTCACTGAAATAGTTATCCACCATCTTGACACGAGAGCCTTCCAGCTTGGAGTAATCATTCTGTGTAGTTATAATACTATTACCACCACCTATCAGAGCTAAGTCAGGCTCTGCCTTTACCAGAGTATCTCGTGTATTACCCTTGACCAAGGTAAAGTTAAAGGTTTTATTCTTATCTTTCTTCATGCTATCTTTGAACTCTGTTAATCTTTTCTCAACAGCTTTCATATTAACATGAGCTTTGTGATTGAACTCTTCCAGATCTGTATCTTCTGTAGCATCCTCAAACAAATCGTAACCTGTATAGGTAACTTCATCGTTGTTTTCAAAAGCAGCAAGAGCCATTTCTATAGCTCGTCCACCATTCCATGTACCTGTTTCCACTATGGTTTCAGGCTTATAGTATCTAATAATATCAGCCAGCATCTTAGTACGATTAGGTCTAATGTCTGGTGGTAAGGCTTCCTCTGATAGAGGGAAGACTCTGTTACCATCACTGTCACGTAAGGATCTATTACTTTCCTCTAAGTTTGTAAGATAGTTTCTGAATGGTGTAGCAAAGATACCCTTCTTTGTATTGGCTGGAGTAAGTGTATGCACTCTCATGCCATGTGCTCTGTATATATTTAGCAACCTCTCAAAGATAAAAGCATCATGCCATTCCCTATAGGATAGGATCTCATTGCTCTCATAAGCTCCACGTAGATCACCTAGTATATCTAAAGGTGACTGATGATTTAGATTGAAGGCCATGAAGGATGGATTACTATACTGATCAGGTGTATCAGCCGTTGTGTCTCCACTGAGATGTACTATATCAGAACCCTCTGGAAAGAACTTATGTATATAGTCAGATGTAAGATCAGCTACTGGTATGATATTTGTATTCATCCACAATAACCATCCACCATCCTTGGTCTTATCAGCTATGGAGAAGGACTCTTCTGTAAGAGCAAATACTTTAGGAGCTGTTAGAAGTGTATCTATTCTCCAGTTGTAGTCCAGTGTACCATTCTCAGTACCATCGTGGACTGCCATATCTGTACGAAATTCATTAAAGCCTTCCACTTCCTCAAGATTTTTATACTCAATACAATCGGGAAGATCATAGGCTGTTATATCACAATCAAAATAATAAGCTGTTAGTTTAATATCTGGATGCCAGTACTTGGCAACTCGTTGAAACATCTGGTGTGCATGGTCTTTAAGAGAGTTCTCATTGAATGCTGTAACTACATTTATTTGTGTCATTAATTCCTTGCCTTTATTAAGTAATCTACTTCGGCATCTACCATGCCATTAGCTTGTAACCATCGTGCATCATTAGTCCATTCGACTGCATACTGTGCATCTACTTTACCTCTACATTCCCATCCTTCAAACCAAGGACCACCAGTGGTAAAGTGTACATTTTTTGCTTCCAGTTTAGGATCAGAGTGACCATCAAGCCAGTTCCATTCTTCAGGTATACGTCCTATGTCTGCTTCCTTATCAGGTAGCCATTCAAATCCATGAAGCCATCTGCCTGAACGAGTGTTCACATCTTCTATGGTAAGATTCTTATGAGCCTCGTGAGCACAGTTAAACATTATAAGACTTGACCAGTTCTTTCTACGATATGGTTCCTGTACTTTATTATCCATCTTACTACCAGCTTCTGGTTCATACTCGTGATGTACACACCATAGAGGATAGTAATCTAAACTACATAAATCAAATAGATCTGCCACATCTGTTCTCATGTACATATCACAATCCATATACAGAGCCTTCCCTTCAAACATATTCAAGAAAGGAACAAGGAATCTGGTAAAGGAAAAGTCAGTGGAGAATGGACGGCCATCAATCATATCATATCTTTGGCCGTCCATTACAGAAAATTCTCTACGATACAGACCTATACGTTGTACTACATCCAATCGAATTGGCACTACTCTTATTGGCTTCGTTGTTATACGTTCCAATGAGAACTTTAAAACTTGATAGGCCATATCCTCTTTAGGATCGTAGCCAATATAGACTGTATTCATAGAGTCTCCTTAATTAACAGTTATTTGTCTTGGTCTTTGCTCTTCAGGGATGTTCTGCTTTAATCGAATATGGAGTACCCCATCGGTAAGGTCAGCCCCTTCGACTTCAACTGTGTCGTTAAGGACAAACTTCCTTTGGAATGCTCTCCTAGCAATTCCCTTGTGAACATAGTCAGAGTTATCATGTCTATCACTAGCATCTCCAGCTATTGTTAAATATTCTTCTTTAACTTCAACACTTATCTCTTCCTTGGTGAAACCTGCAAGAGCCATTTCTATACAGTATGTGTCTTCACCTGATTTAACAATATCATAAGGTGGATACCCACCATCTGTATTATTAGTAGGAGCTGGAAAATTTGCCAGCATTCTGTCGAACCCAATAAAATATCTAGGCCATAAGTCATTGTTTAACATATCATTCTCCTTTGTTTAGGAACCCATTATGGCATTCCATTTCGTAATTGTTTCATATATCTACCTGTTTGTCAAGACTTTTTTATACCACCAGAGTTCTTCCTTATAATATCATTATGATTTAACTCACTCCAATATATCTCCAGCCCACTGACACACTCATCAAGACTTGTAAACATATGGTATTCTCCCGGTGGTACTACAGTAAAATCTCCAGCATGTAATATAGTCTGGTCTGTTAGATCATAGTCATTCTTCCATCGTTCTATCATTAGCTTACCTTTGATAACATAGAAAGCATTAAACTTTGTCTGATGTTTATGTAAAGAACAGTATGCTCTTGGCTTTATATATATCTGATGGATCTCAATGGCAGGACTTTTCAATAGGTCTATTGTATTGCCCCATATTTTTCCTTCCTTCATGTTATATCCACCAACTCACATACACCAGCAGTACAGGCTAATTCCTGTGCTCCTGTAGTGTTATCTTCCTTCTCAAACTCTGTGAGTAAAGACCAATCAATACGTTTCTTTGGCATAGTCTTCATTATATTTTTGTACTCCTCTTTATTTATCTCCTGATAGGGAGCCTGTTTATAATTGTGGTCAGAATATGGCAGAAATGAGACACCAGATAGATGATCAAAGTTATCCCAACACCAAGCACCTACCTCTATCCACTCTCTTTCCTTCACAGATATAGTAACACTTGGTTTATGCTCACACCAGTGCTCTGCATATACCTTCCAAATCTTCAACTGTTCAATGGCACTCAAGTCATTTCTAAATTGAGACTTAGAACTTGTCTGAATAGGGAAGGAAAAGACAGTGACATTATCTGGACTTGTAACGTCAGGCTCATTAGGAATACCATGTTCCTTCATAAACTTTGTCAATGGGTCAAGATTATCTGCCCTTACAGTACGAACATAATAAGGTGAATGTCTGGTGTGTATACCACTGGCACTATCTACTAGCTGACTGACAGTACCTGATGGTTTCACACAGGTAATAGCCGTAGACTGAGGTATACCTAGTTTCTCTGCCCACTTCTTATTAGTTGCTATAGCTACATTACGTAGATAGTTAAGATTATCTTCCAGATAAGGTACATTAGCAGAGTAAGATAGTCTTGCAGGTGAGGAATATAATAGCTTACAATCCATTATGCCTGTTAAGGATACACCTAGCAGTCTCTCTTCTTCTGTATTAGTTGTCCATCTCTTTCTTAGATAACCAAAGTCAGTTAGTGTAGATTGAATAGTACCTAACAGGGTAGCTATACGTATCTTTCTTGCCAAAGAATTACGATCATCATTGGCTCTACATACTACCTCTGTTAGATTACAGAATTGATTAGGACGTAGTATAATCTCTGAGCAAGGATTAGTACCAAAGTCTACATCCCAAATTCTACGTTTGTTCTGTGCTGCTTTCTGTTGAGCTGACTCACGATTAAAGATACCTCGTTCACCACTCTTACTTTCATAGAGGGACTGCCATTCCTGCATGAATACACCAGTGTCAGGACGATTAGTATATACAGCAGAGTTATTAGCCAAGGCTCGTTGAGGATCAGTATTAAACCAAGCACCAGATTTAGCTGCTCTCATACGATCATCGGATAGATTAGACAAAGATATGAGAGCAGACCTACGTACACCACCTACGACTACGACCTCACCCACCTTACAAACTATATCATGGCACTCTATGGAATTTAATTTCCTACCTCTGGCTTCCTCAAACTTACGTATGGTAAAGTCAAACAAATCTACCAATGGTTGAGGACCACTGGCTCTACCACCAAAGGTTTTTAATCTTGAACCAGCAGAACGTACCTTGCTAACATCTATCTTTGGTATTCTATTTGAATATAAGTAGGATATTAAATCCTTAAATGCTCTGGCCCATCCTTCTTTGGAATCAGCCACACTAATAACGTCATCGGTTCTCTCAAACTCTACGTCTGGTATAGTAGGTAACTGATTAACATATTGTCTCTCAACAGAGAAGCCTACACCTGTACCATTCATAAGAATATAAAGTATCTCATCAAAGCACTTTGGATTATCCACTGGTATATAGGAACAGTTGTATCCAGCTATGTTCTCCCTCTCAAGGGCAGGGCCAGCAGTCATTAACGATCTCATGCTAGGCATTACGTCAAGAAAACGAATAGCATTACGTATCATAGTCCAATCCTTGGTATCAAGTTGATCCTTAACTCCAAGGTTTTTCTCTATGTGTACTTTAAAGAAAGTAATTAATCTATTAACAGTTTCATCCCATGTTTCTCTACGGCCTTCTTCCTCTAGCCATCTAGAATATCTGGAAAGATAGATAAAGTTTTGGTATTCAGTTGGCAGTTGCATCTATATCCTCTCCATATCTAAGTTCTAAAATCATCTGTGCATAATGAATAATCTTTTGAATATCCTTTGCACCTTCACCTTTAGTACGATGACGAGTAACGTACTTTACTATATTACCTTCAAAGAAATCAAGTTCATTAGCATAAATATATTCGATAGGTTGTATCTTACACTTCTTGTAATGATCACCACCTATTTGATAATCCTTTATTGACATTATTCGTTCCTCTCATCATCCGACTTAATATAATATAATTTATATTTATACTTAGGATCTTCTTGTACTCTTTCAATTACTTCATATGCATATGTTCGTAAGGAACTTGCATCTATGTTAGCATTCTCACAAATAAATTCAAAGTTATCACACGTTACACCTACACTACAAAGGAACCAAGCCTTTGCTCTATCATGTAATGCTTTATTTCCCGTATTAGCTAGATCTAAGATGGCTCGTTTAATAACAGCCACATATAATTCACGTTCAGGTTCAAGTTCTTTACTATCGAACTGAATTATAGGATCAGTAAATACTTTCTTATTTTTCTTGGGCTTGTACATTACGTTTTATAAATCTACCTGTAACGGGATCTCTTTTTGTATTACGATCTCTAACTAGTTGTATTCTATTTTTCTTTATATACTCAGGATCTTCCATAGCTTTCTGATATGCTTCAGAATTTTTTATATTCTCACCATGTTTCTTTCTATATTCAGGATCTTCATATTTTTTCTTTATAACCTCAGACATTTTCTTTCTATATTCAGGATCTTCATAGCTCTCAACAGGTCGATAGAACTTACCACCTACCCGTGAGTTATAGTAGGCTGGTTCATCTGTACCTTCAATGGTAGAAGAGAGAACATTAAATTTCATCTGATAGTATAACTCATAGTATCGTAGGCTACGTCTATTCTTATACTCAGCTATGATTTCAAATTTAAAATGTTCTTTACCTATCTTCTTTATATCTTCATTGAGCCACTTAGATGAACCAGTGTAGGTTTTCCAATCTGATTCTCTCTCCTTTAACTTATTATATAATTTGTATTGCTTACAACCTATATAACCTTTACCACTATGAAGATTAGTTATGAGATAAACAAATCCAAACTTATCAAGATTGGGAACAAACTCCTCGTCCTTTTTGTAGACAAGCCAATGGTGATCTACCATTCAAGAATCTCTTCAACATCTGGTTCACGTACAACCTTGGTAAGATACCTATATCCTCTTGCATAGTTGTATACTCGTAAACCTTTTCCATCATTAGCATCCTTCCAACATTCTTTCTTATGATTACAATATAAACAAGACGTTCCTAGTCTACGATTACCTGATGCTCCTTCTTTAACATCACTATAACATTTATTAGGTGGGGATTTATTCTCCACTAAAGATTTTAAATAACTTACTCTAGATCCTGCATCAATCATCTCTAATGAATGAACAGGAGCTAAACATATTTCTCCACTTTGTTTATTGATAGCTAAGAAAGCAGCCTCATCCACTCCATTAGCTTCTGAGTATGCAGAGATCTGTGCTATATAACCAAAGGGATCATCACTAACTAAGTCTCCTTTATCAAACTTCTCATATCCTCTGGGAGAAGTAGACTTACAATCAACTAACACTCCATCAATCACACAATCCTGATGACCTTTAACTCCTTGAATATCCAATTCTTTCTGAGTATCGGTAACAGTATGACCAGCTAATCTTGACAGAGCTATAAGTAATTCTTCTAAGATATATCCGTATAGAAACTTTATTCTCGTAGGAGAAGTAATAGCTTCAGACTTATCATTCAGATTAACATCATACCATATCTGTCTGTCAGGTCTACCTATAGCTGATAGTCTAAGATTACTTCTACCTTCATTTCTATTATCTAATAGTGCAGCTTTAAGATGAGTTTTAATATTATCTCCGAACTCTTCTATAACTGTATCATCTATATCATTTTCAATATCATTAAAAAGATTATAGATATCTTCTACTAATGTATCTATTGATTTCATATAGAAATAGGGGAGAGACTTTCATCTCCCCCCTCTCCTAAGTTAGAAGTTTAAGATGCAAAGGGAATGTCTTCATCCCCTTCACTACTAACAAAACCACCATCAACTATATCAAAAGCCTCGTCAGCTTCTGTATTATAAGGAATAAGATTAGTAACTTGAACTGCCCTCAAGTCAGCACCTACTCCAGCTCGTCCCTTAAATTCCCAATCGTAGGTTGTGTAGTGTACATTAACCTCCGATCCATTACCAATAAGGGTTTGGGTCATCGTTCTCTTCTGACCATCTACTAAGTCAGGAGCACGATTTAGGGAACCATCTTTCCTACGAACCTTCCGTTTAATAGTGACAAAATCTCCACGATCATCACCTTTATTCTTAACAGTAAGTCCATCCTTTTCAATGATACCCAAGTTCTTCTTATCAAGATTGCACACATCAATAGACCACACTCCATCTGGATCGAATGTGGTGTTAGGATTAGTGATAGCAGCCCAATAAGCAATTCCTGAAATTACTGACATATTTTTATAACTCCTTTATCAATGTTTAAAAAATGAAGTGTACCATAATTATAATCTTTGTCAAGTCTTAATGTGTCATGGCCCAAGTTTCCCCGTTCTGCCATGTACTATCTAAAGGACACCTAAGATTTAGATTACGTTCCGTATCTTTGATTGCCTCTTTAGTGATAGTTCCGAATCGTTGCAAGTCTTTCTTTGCAACTTCAAACTGGTATTCATCATGAATAGATGCCACTAACTTTGCATCTACTCCTGTACTATTTATTCTTTGTATCATATTAACTAACCAATCTTTACAGATTGTTGCACCAGCTCCTTGAATTAAAGTATTAAGTGCAGCATGAGGACTACGAATCATAAGTGTACGTCCATCCATACCTTTTATTCTACCACCTTCTGCTGCTTTCAATACTTGTTTACGTATCCTATTTAGGGCTGGCATATTACGTAAGAACCTATCAATCAATTCTTGTCCTTGTTGTTTATTTACTCCTACAATAGAACCAATCTTTGCAGCACCAGCTCCATATAAGAAAGCATATATAAAGGTCTTTGCCTGATCTCTATCAGTTAGACCAGCCATCTTCATGTTAGCTGTATGTACATCACCATGTAAGACTTCGTTAGTATAATCTTTATCGTTCATTAGATGAGCTACAACACGTAACTCAAGTCCAGCAGCATCTGTCCCTACTAGTGTGTGAGTATGAGGATTTGAAACTGTCCAACAATCTCTACATTCTTTACCAAATGGACTACGTACTGCTGGTACTTGAGCCATGTTAGGGTTATGGTGAGCCATTCTACCAGTAACAGTTTTCAATGTAAGCACTCTTCCATGCACCCTACCTGTAGTGTCATCACAACAATTTATCCATGACTGTATCTGAGCTATTCGTTTTTGTAATAAGAAAAACCTAGAAAATTGTTTGGCTTCTTCCATATTAATCTTATCAAGGATAGCTTCACTAACAATTACATTACCTTTATCTGTATATTGTTTAGGCTTCCAACCACGATCCATTAATCTGCTGGCTATCTGTTGTCGGGAACCTATATTAAATGGTATATACTTTGTCTTAGTCTTTAGTTCAACAACAGTTGGTTTAAATTCTTTCTTAGCCCAACTTTCTAAACCATTAGCTTCATCAGTTAGTCTAGCTAATAATCCAATAGCTTTCTCCATGTTAAGAGTAAATCCATTTCGTTCTTGTTGATCTATAATAGCTCTGACTTTATGTTCAAGTTTAATAGAATAAGAAGAAAAGTTTCCTTTCTCTTTACTAAGTTGTTTATATAAAGTTTCAGTAACATCTACATCGTTCTTACAATACTCTAACATATCTTCTGTATAAGTTGAGAAGTCTTCCTGTTCTCCTTTAGGATGTCCTAACCTCTGACCCCAAGCAGCTAGACTATGCCCACCATCTCTGGTAGGATTAAAGAGTTGAGATAATATAAGAGTATCAATAACTTGCTTCAGTTTAATATTAGCACCTAATAATTTATTTAATACAGGGGCATCAAACGATACTCCGTTATGCATAATAAAATTATTTACATTAGATGCCCAAGGTTTAAATGTTTCAAGATTAGTATGATCCCATACTTTTACTTTAGATGTATTAAGATCTTTAGCTACAATACAATGTATCTTAGAAGGATTAAGACTGTCTGTTTCTATATCCACGACTGCATTCTTCATAGTCTTCATCTTGTCCACACCAATTGCATTCTTCATCCTTTCCTATATACAGTGTTGTGTGTTCCACTGGACACCAATGTTCCCACATTTTTTCTTTATTCATATTCCAAAACTTTCCCCACACCCACATTGAGATGTAGCATTAGGGTTCTTAAATGTAATATAGTTACCATTGATACCAGTTGAAAAGTCTATAGTTGTGTCCATAAGAAACATCATTGCTTCCTTTTTAATATATAGCTTCCCTTCTTTAAGTGGAATTATATCATGCTGATCTGGTATGTCAAACAAAACTTCCCATTGGTATGTGAAGCCAGCACAACCACCACCTTTAACACCAAGCTCGATGCCTATTGCATTCTCTGATTTAACTATACCTGACAGATGATCATCAGCTTGATTCGTTATTGATACTAACACGTTTACTCCTCATAAAATTATACAGACAGAAAACGTAAGCTGTAATTAAAGAACATAGCCACATTGAAAAGCCGTTGCTGTAAGGTAAGTCCTCTATGTAGTGCTTTACGATTAAGACAGTAAGCATCATAACCATCCACGATAATATGGGTATAAAGACCAAGAGGGGAATCCATCTAGCTAGGGTACTTACTATTAATGAGTAAATCTTTGTCATATATATTCTCCTTCATGTTTACTAACTTAGCATCGTCTACTTTTATATGGAAAAATAACTCATTTGTATTCATTATATTATCGACAGGTTTAATAGCACTCTCATTAACTATCTTCCCATCCATAAACCATCCTTGATCTAAAGTCTTATTAAATATAACAAAAGTTAAGCTACCTAAAGATCCTTCCCTTGCCCACTTATCTATTAGCCTTCGTTTCCTATAGGGAATACGTATTTCTTTCCAAGATTTAGGCCACCAATCTCCCCATCCTGTCTTTACTTCTGTTTCAAAATAACATTCAATATCATCTTTATCTTTACATATAATATCTACTCCATATGTTTCTTTAGAATCAATATCTTTATATCCATTTGATTCTAACCAATTACTTAAAGCATTCTTAGCTATTGAATCATATTTATTATATGTATCTTTATCAAAACCTTTTCTCATATTAATTATCTCCAGCATCGAAAGGACTATCAATTTCTGACATTCTTCCTGTATCTTTATTGTAAAATAAATATGTAGCTACACCAGTATCTCCTGTATATCTGTTCTTCAAGATACGTACTGTTGTAGTATTAGATAGTATAGGATCATCATCCTGTTGATTTCTTTCCAAGGCTATCACCCCGTCTGACAGGTGGCCGATACTGGCTGACCCTCTGAGGTGTGAAAGTGTCACCTCTTTGCCGTCTTCATGTCCTCTATCACCAGCAGGTCTACGTAGGTGTGATACAAGTAGTAAACATATACCTGTTTGTTCAACAAGAGATCTTAACTTGGTCATCAATATGTCAATAGACTTACGTTCATCTGTATCTTCTTGACCTGATACTAATATACTTAGATGGTCAAGGCATATCCATTTGCAATCTAATGCCTGTGCCATGTATCTAACTCTAGCTAGTATCTCATCGTTATCCACTGATCCAAAGTGATCGAATGCAAAGAATCTACCAGAGTTAATAGTCTCTTCTTGGAATTGTTTCAATTGTTCAGGAGTAAATCCTTCTCTAACTTCCTTAATATATAAACGAGCATCAGCTTCCACTGACATTATATTCCATGCAGTATTCTTAATGCTTTCTTCAAGAGCTAACACTCCAATGTTATCTTCTGTGTTACGTAAGAAGTGATGCATTAGTTCTCGTATAATACTAGACTTACCCATACCTGAACCAGAACAGAATGTAATTAGTTCTCCTGTTCTCATACCATAAGTCTTCTCATTCATCTTAGGCCAAGGATATAAACAAGTCTCACAATATTCTTCTTCAAATAATTTTTCACCTAAGTCTTTAAGATTAATAATACCAGCAGGTGTAAATGGTTTAGCATTCCACCATGCTTGGGTAAATGGTTCACGTTGATGCATCTTTAAATATTCATTAGCATCCTTATGTTCCATACTCATAATCTTACATTTGTTAGGAGCAAATAACTGTGCTACTTTTTGTGCAGCTTCTTGTCCTTGCTGATCCATATCAAAGCATATGATTATGTTGTCATATTTATCAAGGTAATCAAAGGCTTCCTTACAATCTTTCAATGCTCCTGCTGCACCTGTCTTAATAGAAACTGAAGGCCACTTCGATCCCATTAATTCATATGCTGACATGGCATCGACTTCACCTTCACAGATAGTTATATACTTAGCCTTCTGATTAAATATATTCTGACCAAAGAGTACAGCATCAGTCATCTCTCCTTCTACCCACATACGTTTATCTTTAGTTTGTCGTACCTTATTACCTATATGATCTCCTTTATCATTATAGTATTGATAGACATGATGGGTAGTTATATTACCAGCACGTTTAACTTTAGTATTAAACTTCTTAGCAGTCTCCATAGAGATACCTCGTTCATGTATCTCTCCCCATTCACCTACTGTTGCCATACGATTTACCTTTTTCTTTGGTATTGATATTATATTTTCAGTGTTACTTCCAAACCTAGTTTTACATGAGAAGCAATAAGAATATCCTCTAGCATGTGTTACATTAGCATCACTTGATCCACACTCAGGACATGGCCCCCGATCTAACCATTTCTGTTGTTGCATTATACCCCCGGTCCCGGCCATGTGCCATCATATATTTCTTTCATACGTTCACTCATCTCCTCTTCTATTTTATGTTTTATAAGTTCTCTCCATGAGACAGGATATAATTTATGCATATGATACGATATCCATTCTGCTACCCATCTCGTTTCTTCTTGGGCATCTGGACTTAATCTAAGATTACATACTCTAGCAAAGGCATAAAGACTACCACTCCAGTACCATTCAGTATATAATGATTGTGGTAATACAGTTCTAGCTTGTTCAGGACAGACACCTGCCTTTAACATATCTTCATATGTTTGCTGACACACTTCGATAGCTTTATTATACTGCTCTTGTACCCATTGGTTACCATGTACTTGATGATCAGTTGAACCTTGCTTTTTATCTTCAGCTTTTTCTCTCCACTTAGAGGGATACCAAAACTCAGGTGGCTTGTCAATATATCTTCTACTTATTTCATTCCAAGCCAAGCCTACTTGATGCTTGACTAACTGACGAGCTACAAAGATTGGTGCTCTAATACGAAACACTACATAACAATGAGAGAAAGGTGACCAGTGATTATGTTTGGCAAGATAAGCTATCAACCTTTCATCTGGTTCGTTCATAATATGTATTCGTTTACCAAAGGACACTCTTGCTGCATTAACTACTGTTATATCAGTACCTAAATGCTCCTCTAGATTAACCCATCCATTCTCATTCATATAAAAAACTCCTTGGAAAACACCATCGTTTTTGTATAGCACACTTAGGTACAGTAATTAATCCACCATACTGTGCTTCACATTCTTTATCATAGTTATTCACTGAACCAGCTAATGTAAGATATAAATCATCTTCATTAACTAAGATACCACATGACTTAATTCTCATGGGAGTTAACTCTTTAGCTTCTTCTTCAGACTTCCAATCTGCATCATCATATTCTGAAGAATCAATCCATTCAATACAAATCACATTTTCATTCATCAGCATCCTCCCAAACATCATTCATATAATTATCAATGAATGCTTCTTTATCTGCCATGATATCATCTGTATCATGTCTAGCCATTCTCTTTGATTCTTTTAGATCATAGCCTTCATCTTGGTATTGTTTAGTTACTTCACGAAAGATACGTTGTCTTTCTTTTTGCATAAAACTTTTCATTCTTATAATCCTAAATCATATTGCTCATCAGGATGCATAGAATTAATTCTTTCCCAAATTTCTTTTTGATTAGTACCATATAACTCAACCCATTCAGGTAGTGTTAGAAATGTAGCAGCATCTTCCATTTCTATTAACCAGTTCTTTACCTTACCCATTAGTTTATTCCTTTCGTTTCTTTTATCTATTTGAGTTAGAGTTTCTTTTAATATTTCTTGAACCATTTCAGCATGAACTTTATCATACATCCATTCCATATGTCCACCATACTTTTTAATAAAAGCAGCACGACTTAATTCTTTAGCATCTTCATACATCATTTTCTGTTTTATCTATAGGGTATTCAAACTCTTTGTGTCCTTCTTCTAAATACTCAGGTGGTTCTTCCATCATAGCCCATCCTGACATACCCTTTCCCTTATTTGAAAAGTAATCGTTATAGTATTCTCTCTTTCTTTGATTATGAATTTCATCTTGTAATGTTTTGATCCTTCCATAAGCACGTTGTAATTGATCCTGTAATTCTCTTACATTTCTTCTTAATTCTTTTTCTATATTCATGTTATCACCTGCTGCATTATTAAAATTAGTTAAGTAGGTAAGTGCTTGATCTTCAACGATAAATTCCTTTAACACTAGAGGATTAGAATTTAAATCATTAATATATACTTGCCAACCAATAGCACTGGTTGGTCCTTGATGTATGTATCTTATCTTTCTTATATAGGCTTTCATAATTCAATGCATTCTACAAATTTCTATACCATCACTCATCATATAAGATTCAAGAGGTACTCCAAAACTTTCACAGATTGTTTCGATATAAGTTTCGGCTGCACCTAAACTCATAAACAATATAGGAGTACCATCGTCTTCACTTAATAGATCAAACATTAATACATCGGGGTCTGTTTTGGCAATGACGTACAATTATCTTGTTCCTTTTTATGTTTAGACTTACGAGTGTAAACCATTTTACTTTTAACAACTCTCATCTTCCATAAAGGATCTGATAATTGTTTAGCAATAGGATTATTCTTTCTTCGATTCTTCATGACCCTCTCGGCTCCAGTTTATATACATGTTTCTTTGTCCATAACATGTATCCTCTGTTGTCTCTTCTTTGTATCTTATTTAATTTTAAATAATTCCATAGTCCAGAATAACTATCACGAATGTCATTAATATCTTTACAGTTAGGATCTTTAACTATTACATATCTATTCTTCGACATTGTAGTGTCCTTTTCTAATAACTTTCCAGTATGTTTTACTCTCTTCATATCTACCAAAGAAATCAGAGATCCAATCACCTGTCCTAAGATAATGTTTGATCTCTTTAAGATAACCCTCGTGCTCTAAGCTCTTAGCTAATGCTCCCTTCTCTCCTTTACGTGCTAACCTAGCAAGTCTCTTTCTTTCTTTATCATTATACTCTACCCAATCTATGATGTTGGAGATATGTAGATTGTACCCTTCAGGTACAGCCAACACTATAGGATGAGGTTCAATACCAGCTATTCTAATCATGAGTATTCCCTTCAAGGATCGTGGGGGAATTGCACCCCCACTTCCCTGTTTGTAATTATATCACAAATACACGGCCTCGTATATCCACGATGGCCTTCATATTCCAGAAGTGAGGAGATTTGGCTACATGGAGATACCATTTCCCCCAATCATACCTCTTACCCTGCTTTGTTTTAACAGACCCACGAGGCATGCTCTTCTCTTTACGTAGACGTAATACAATATTCATTATAGTTCCTTCCTATAGGTTAGGTTGTATCTCCACATTGGAGTCGGTTTCAATCCAGACAGTAGCACCACATGATAGAGGTTTATCTGGACTGTAAACTAATTTACATGGCCCCTGTATTTCTACACTGTTGCCATATGTATTTGATTTATAAGTCTTAACAGTAAACACTGGCACTTTCTTATCCTGTTTCCTGTTAGCTTTAATGTTATGTTGATTAACATGAATACGTTTCTTCATTAGTAGCTCTTCACTTTCTCGACTATCGTGGTAACTCCGTTGTTAGGAGTGTAACACAATAGACAATTTTTACATTGTTGTCCAGTACAATTTTGACGTTCCACTTCTTCATGTTCTAACACATTATTAAATGTCCTGTCAAAATACTTAGGTGGTTTGTTCATGATATTACTAACACGAGGGTTAGAGTATATCAAGATTAAGTTATCGGGTTTAGTATTCCCTAACTTAAAGTACCTGTTTATTAGATCCTTTCTCTTAGTCCATAAAGCAAAGTTACAGCCATAATTTCTAGCTGCTATATTTGTATAGTTTAAGAGATGTGTATAATTTATTAACTCACCATGAGCATCGAACCTAAAGTAAGCATCATTAATAAAAGGTAACTCATCCCATTCTAGCAATCGACTGCTTAACAATCGTGAGTTACGTTCTAATGCTGTTGCTACATTCTTACGATACCCTTGAAGCAAAGCCCAACTATAGCAGTAAGTACATATGCTATCTTTCTTCTTAGCTTTATGCATCTTATTACAGAACTCATTAGTCACAGTATTAACAGAGATAGCATGAAAGTTTTCTAGCTTACCTGTTAATGTAGATATATGTATAGGTGATGGCATGTTCTTATTCCTTATCTAGCTCCACCATTATATGCTTCTATTGCATTTTCTATTGAAAGAAGAACTGCTCCCATATCATAACCTGATTCTTCTTCTATATAAGTAGCAATATAATTAATCTGTTCTTCAGTCAATTCTATTTTTTCCATAGCTCTATTCCTTTCCCCATGTACGTAATAGTTCTTGTACCTCTTCTTCATCAGCAGTATCACAATAGTATTCTACTCTATCATCATAAGCAAAGTTCAAGAGTGTAGTTAAATCCCATTCATCTATCATCTTATCAACAGCTTCTTCGATTTGTGTTATTCTCTTTAAATTCTGTTGATATACATCTGGTTCTTCCATAATTCTATCCTTTAAAAATAGGGAGAGAACTTAATCTCTCCCTAGTTACAGTTAGTTAAGCAGCTAATTGCATCCATTGTGGTGACTGCAACATCTTCCTTACCTTATCTTCCCTACCACTTATGACAGTATGAGATGGACGAGAATCTATACCACCATCCTTGGCATGACTAGACCAATAAGTAGCAGCTTGATAAGCAGACCAGAGAGTACCACGATTACGAATAGCATACCCTTCATAGTTAGCTCGACCATGTAAGTGACGATTCTCTTCATCGAATATTTTCATTAGATTAGAGAGCATAACTTTATTAGGTTCCACCTCACGGCTAACATTATTAGTCTTCTTAGCCAATGTATGGGTGAATAGATGGATTACATTGTCACGACTAACATCGGTATGATACCAATCTCTCATTTGTTTCAGTCCATCGTTGGCTATGTACTCACTAGCAGCCTTGATCTTAGAAGCAAATCCTACAATACTAAAGTTCTTGGTATGTCTACCATAAACATAAGCCAGCTTATCTCCTGATACTAATGTATTCCAACAAGCACTTCTCCATGCTCCCATGAATCCATTGTTAGCCCATGTACCATTGTGAGAAGAACGAAATCTAAACTCAGGAGTAACAATATCTCCTTTATCTATCTCCAGTTGATGAGCAGGAAAGAAAGCTCGTAACTCTAACTTTGCTCCATCAGCATATACATTAGTTTCAAATGTAGCATCAGTTAAATCTAGCCCTGATCTATGTATAGAGTTCTCTACATTCTCCACTATAGACTTATACTGTACTGGCTCGTATGCTTCAGAGACTACAGCAAGTGCTCTCATAGTATCGGTACGTCTTAGACCTACACCAATCTCAGGTGGTACAAGATAACCAGTACTTGAATTAAGATCGAACTTCTCTACATTAAAATCAATAACATCATGGTTGAACATTACACCCATGTCACATACTCCTATTTGATTGTTGATGTTGTACGTATTGCTCATCCTGATACTGTTCAAGATCATTCAAGTAATCATTGATCTCTTCAATATCTAATGAGTAGATATTAGAGACATCAGCTACCGATAAGAGATAGTCTACCATGTCGGGGCCAATGTCTCTATGATCTTGGTACTTATACTTCCTTTCTGCTGGTGGTTGGGACATACCTTTTCTCCTTAGAGTTGGTACTTATAAACAAACTTACCAGTACTAGAGTTCTTAACTCTACCCTTAAAGCTCTTACCAAGTGCTTCCATAACTGCAACAGGCTTCTCAGACCATACACCTGTGGCAACCCACTTGAACCTAGACCAAGTAGAAGTTTCACCTATCTTCTTGGCATCTATATACTCCCAACGTACCCAGTGATTATCATAGGCACGTTGAGCAAACTCGATTACTGAGCTAGTCATGTCTTATGCTCCCTTCTTTCTATCTTACCTAGTTGTTCCAACAAGTCAGGATCAAATTGTTTCTCTTTAGAATACATAACAAAAGAACTCACGAGTTCCTCTTCTGATCTAACACCAATTCGTAACACTTGAAAACTGTCATGAGTGGTTAATATTATCTCCCAATCATTAACAAATGGTACTACAAACTCAGGACCAATCATAACTTTATCCTTTCATTGCTAAGTGATGAGCTATTTTATCATTTCTAGCCCACTCGTCAATATCTTCTAGCTCATCAAAAGCATATTGAGGTTGAGTAGGCCAAACTGGATTATCATCTGTGGAAGTACCACGTAATCTAGAGTGAATAAGAAACAGATGTTCAGGCACATAGAAGATTTGTTTCTCTGCACTCCCAAAGTAATAGGTGCATACAATCATTATATAATGATCATCATAATAATGTTTCTCATAATCAAGATCGAAATGATCTCTACGGGCAGCTTCTAAACTCTCAATAGAAGTATGAGCTTCAGCATATCCATCATGGAGATAGTCTTCTCCTACTTCCCAATCTCCATTCTCATTTCTCTTACACCAAGCAAAGTGTATCTTACCTAGCATGGCTACCTTTGCCACTGGTGTATTATCAAATCGTTGATTAAATATTTTATAACTCATAACTTTATCCTCTTTACAATAAAATCCAATAGGCCATCGGCCCCCCAACTATTACTTTCTATGCTTCAAGTGAACGTAGTGAATTTGAAGCATAGAAAGTACCTTTCTAATATTTCTAATACTATAATCCTTTCACCTTGTCAATGAAATCAGTTACCTTTGGTTGATTTCCAAATGTATTTAAGAAGCTATCTTCATGTGAACTAGAATCAAGTTTACCTTTCTCAATCATAGTTCCTAATTTGTCACTTAGATAGTTTACCTTCTCATCAGAAGATAAGTCTTTATGAATAAGTACTTCATGTATTAATCGTATGTACTTAGCCATTGATCTTCTTGTTTCTATACTGGCTACAGTTATCTGTATAATCGAATCAATCATTTCTTTAAGTTGCATGGTATATACCCTCGTGAGTTAATGAGCCTATTGCAAGACCCTCGTGAGTTAATGAGCCTATTGCAAGACCCTCGTGAGTTAATGAGCCTATTGCAGACCCTCGTGAGTTGGTGTTTCTATTGAGACACCAAATAAAAAAAAGAGGAAGGTCCGAAGACCCTCCTCAGTAGCAGGATTATTATTATTCTCCCTTCCATACCAAGTTGCTGTTACTGTCTGATGTAAAGTGAGGATTCTCATCCAGAGCTGCTAAGTAAAGTCTAGTGTACTGCTTATTCTGATCCTTCAGTACAACAAAGTTCCCTACATGTTCTTCTACCAGTTTCTGAAACTTAGCAGGAGTAAGAGCAGGTTGTGGAATAGTCTTCCCATTCTTATCTTTCTCAGCTATACCCGGTTGGAAGACACGAACATTGGCCTTAGGTTGAAACTTTGAAAAGCCCATAAGATTCTTCCTTAACAGCTTTTGGTCTTCATTAGTTAGTCTCAATCCTGCCGAATTAGGACGGGGTATCCTAACAGACATTTCCTTATGCTGAACTCCTACGTAGAGTTCAAACTCACCTTCATATCTTGATCCCATTTTGAGATCCTTCCTTAGTAAGGTTATAGTTAGAAGCTGACCTTATTCAAAAAAAAATTCTAAAGGCCCGATTCATTTTAAGGGCTTTTAGAATACGTACCAGCTTCTAACACTTATAACCTTGCAAGGATCTCATCATGGGATCAGGACTAGTGGTGAGTTTTCATCCTACGTATAGTTCAGATATGGGAAGATTGCTAGGATATTCCGTCCAATATCGGCACAACAGAGACTCTACAGATGAAATAACACTGTACTGTCATCAAGGTATCTATTTTCTACGGCCCTAGTGAGTGTTAGGATAGAACTACAGGGTATACCAAGAAAAACACTATCGGGAGTACATATATAGGAAGGGGGTGTGACATATTTACCAAATATTTTAGGGCTACCGAAAAAATCCCTTGGACCTACTCCTAATTTAGTGTATAATTATATATAATATATGATGATATCGTAAATTTTAGAGCTAATTTGGTGTTTTATTTGTATTATTTTATTATTTTATTATTATGTTATTGTTTTTATTACTTTTTTTATAGGATTTAAATGGAATTAGAACAAGAAAACTTACTAAATCCTTTCATAAGTTTGGATAATCTACTTAGATTAAGTGTACTACAGGACACTAAAGCGGATTTCCTTACGTTTGTCCGTCTGATGGCTCCAACTCTTGTTTCCGATTGGAAGATGGGCCGTCATATTGAGCTAATTTCAAATAAATTAGGTCAATTAGAGTCTGGAGAAATACGAAGACTGATGGTATTCCTGCCACCACGTAGTTCCAAGTCTGTTATCTGTTCCAAATTGTTTCCAGCATGGTATATAGGGAGAAATCCACAACATGAAATTCTTACTGTTTCTCACTCTGATCAACTTTCTAGTGATTTTGGCCGTTCTGTTCGTGACGTTGTTAACTCTGAACAGTTTCAGGAGATATTTAAAGGAGTTTCGTTACGGACAGACGTTAGAGCAGCAGGAAAATGGAAAACAAATCAAAATGGTACGTACTATGCAGCCGGGGTCCGTAGCCAGATTGCAGGACGAGGGGCTAATATAGCCATATTAGACGATGTGATGTCCGAAGAGGATTCATATTCCGAAGCTGGACGTAGATATGTCAAGGAATGGTATCCTGCTGGTCTACGTACACGTATAATGCCCAATGGTTCCATACTCATCATTAATACAAGGTATCACTATGATGATTTATGTGGATGGCTCCTGAAACAACAGGAAGATATGAGTGAATACGAAACTATTCCGTGGGAAGTTATACGAATACCTGCATGGTTGGATGATGAGGCAGCAGAACTTTTACAGCTACCAGTAGGTTCCTCATACTTTCCAGAATGGAAGCCCACAGAAGTATTAAAAGTTGATGAGAATGAGATTAAAGCCTCGAATGGAGCACGATACTGGAATGCATTGTACATGCAAGATCCAACTCCAGAAGAAGGTGGACTAATTAAGAAGAAATGGCTACGATTCTGGGAATATGAAGACCCACCTACCTGTGACTTTATATTACAAACGTATGATACAGCTTTTTCCACCAGTACTACGGCTGATTACAGTGTTATTCAGACATGGGGTATCTTTTCCTTACCTAATGAAGATGAATATGGACGAGAAAGTATAGTATCCCATCTTATTCTTTTAGGTAACATACGTGGAAGATTTGAATATCCTGAGTTACGTAGAATGTCACAGTTACTCTACCATCAATTCAAACCTGATGTGTGTATAGTGGAGAAGAAAGCTAGTGGTCAGTCACTCATACAGGATATGAGAAGAGGTGGACTACCTGTAAGAGAATATCTACCTGATAGGGATAAAGTCAGCAGAGTATATGCAGCTTCTCCCTTAATCGAATCAGGAAGAGTATGGGTTCCAAAGCATAAGAAGTGGACGGAAGAACTTATAACAGAACTGTTACAGTTTCCAAATGCAGCCCATGATGATCAGGTAGATGCTCTAACGATGGCTATACATTACATGAGAGAATCATGGCATATTACCCATCCAGAAGATCCTGAATGGGAAGATGAACCTAGAAAGAAAAGGGTTGCATACTGGAGATCTTAGGTGTATAATAGACTTAACGGGGGAATCTAATGACTGATGATAAAAAAATAAATTTACCTAGTATAAGACCTTCTACTGGTGGACTGACTAGAAGAGATTTTTTACGTGGTACTGGAGGAGCAGCAATAGAAGGAATATTAGATACAATTCCCACAGGTAGAATAATTGATGCTATAGGAGAAGGAGATCTACCTTCTCTAAGACAGAAGAAAGAAAAACAATTATTAATAGAATTAGCACAACTCAATAGGAGTATAACAAATACTCTTGATAAAGATGGTTTATGGGAAGATGTACGAGATCAAAGTGATAGAACCACTAAGACTTGGATAAATTTATTCCTAGATCCAAAAGCCTATTCAAAAGCTCTTGAAGATACAAAACTCAAAGACCCGGATTATTATGTTCAGAAGAGTACAAAAGACAAAGTAATATCATATGAAAATAAATATGCTGATAAATTAGGGGAATTAGCAGAGCTTCATAAAGAAATGTATCCAAAAGAGGTATTTGAAGACCTGTATAGATTACCTGCTACAAGTGGGAGTAATACAGATCCAGTAACGGGTAAGATAGCATTAGAAAAAGGTAAATACACTACTAAACTACCTTTCCTAATTGCTAAAATAGGTCAGTCTATAACTATAGACGAAAACAATCCTGAAAGGAGATCTCAGTTAGATCTACCATCATTAGATGAGGACATACACAGACAAATTACAAATAACCTACCACCCACTGTGATGCCACGTACACAGGATTATAAGGATATATACAGAGAAATTGAAGACAGCCTACCACCACTACAGCTAGAAGCTCCTGAAGATAAAATAGAAGATCGTATTAAAAAAATAGCAGGAGCTGTTGGAACACAAGCACTTAGTAGAGCATTAACTCAACTGGCAGCATCTACAGATTCTAAAAAGAAAGCCAAAGGTCCAAAAGAAACTGAGAAGCCATCTATAAATAAATTACTATCAGCTCTATCAATATTTAAAAGAGGAACTCCACTGGGAGCTGCTGCATATGCAATGGGGCCAACAGAAGCAGGT